GTATACAAATCTCCCTACTTTTGTATAACGTCCTGTTTGCACATCGAATGTAGGTGCTGTGACATTATTGTATACAGGAGTCCAAGAACCTTCTTCATAGTCGTCTAACGCATTTTCAGCAGCAGTGTCAGTTCCATTGAGAATCAGTCCATCACCTGTAAGTTGCATTCTTTTTCCACTGTTAACAAAAAACTCAAATCTTTCGTTTGCATGAACATATAAAATCCTACCTTTTTGATCTACTCCGCTTGTAGAAAAATCAATAAATGCTCCTGTATCTCCGTTCATTTGTATTTGTGCGTAATCATCATTAGCACTTAGACCCATCATTACACCAAAGTCTGCTGGCGAAGATACATCAACAAGCCCTTTGACGTGTAGAGGATATAACGGATTATTAGTCCCGATACCAACACGTGCTGGATTTATACAACGCATTACCTCATTGCCAGCAGTCTCAAAAGATACAACATCATTTGAAGGAAATCTTATTGCAGTATTTGTATCTCCACCATGAATTATTTTATCAGTAATTGTTATATCACCATTTACATCAAGGGTTGTATTAGGTGAGGCTGTTGCTATACCAACTCGATCATTACCAGCATCAACATAAAATAAATTTGCTTGTGAATCACCTTCAATTCTAAAATCTACATCTGCCCCATCTTCATTAAATATTGTTGTAGCTCCTAGCTCCATTCTTTCTACACCGCCAGTTGCTACGTTAAAAGTATTAGCAGCCGAACTATATATTCCAGTATCTAAATCATCTCTAAAAGCTAATGCTGGTGCGGAATTTGAGCCATCTTCAAGAGTTAACGTACCGTCTAATTGGAATAGTTCAATCCATCCATCATTAGCAGAGTTTCTGAGCTTCATCACGTTATCGTTACTGTCGGCCCACCATTGATAAGCATATTTGACAGAGGGTTCTGTATTACCACTGCTATTACCAGCTAATGCTTGCAAAGCGTCTTGTATGTCAGTTCTTACCGCAAATCCTGTTCCATTATCAATTACAAAATCATTTTGGTTAGTACTCATTTTTCTGCGTGATTTAATTATAGAATAGCTTATTTAAGGAAATTAAACACCTTTACCAAATCCAATAGCTGTATATTTAAAACTAAGATCTTTAAAATTATTATTTATGTCTTTAGTTTCTATAACAAATTGTGTGCCTGTAACTGAAGTAATTTTAAAATAATCACCAGCAACCGCGTTTTCCAAAGTAATTCCTATTGTTGGTAAAAATGCTGTTGTTGAAGAATTTAACGTAGAAGTACCTGTGAAGAACGGTGAACCAAAGACCACTGTCTTTGCTGAATTATTTGTTAAACATTGACTTGGTATAGCTGCATTAACAGTTTCTGTTCTTCTTTTTATGCTTGCTGAATAACCTAGCTCATCAATTTCTATGTTTTCATCAGGATCATTTGAAAACAGTTCTGCCCTAAATCTAAAACCTCTTGCTGAATATTCACCGTTTGCAAAAATATTAAATGGAGTGAAAGCACTAGAGATATTACAATTTCCACTTGTTGTTACATTATTTCCAGAACTATCTTTTACTTTTATAAATTCGAGCGTTCCAGATGTAATTGAATTGTTAGATGAAGTTGTAATTTTTACAATGCCTAGAGATAAAGTTGCACCAACTGTATAATCACCACTTGTTAAATCACCACTTAAAACTCTGAAATTAACAGTGTCATTCGCTACAAGACCCCCATGGTCACCTGTAGTAAAAAATCTAATTTCACCTGTAGAAGCATTTACAACTTCATATTCGGCCAAAATACGCACTGCTTCAGCCACAAAAACATTGGCATTAGTTATAGTTACAACTTTTAAAAAACCATCAGAAGCGGTTCCACTTGTAAAATCAACTAAAACTTGATCGTTAACATTTGCTCCATGAGATGATCTATTTATTGTTATTAAATCTTGTGTTTGACTATAGGTAGATGCTAATGAAGAAGTAGGTACACCCAGACAAGTCGCAACTTGTAATTTTGCTCCAACATCTTCAGCTAAAGTACCATCCCAGTCTGGCATAGCATTTACTAATGAAACTCTAGAATCCCATAAGTCAGAAACAACAATAGCTGCTGTTTTGAAATGTCTTTCAACTGATAAATTAAATACTGATCCTAAATCTAAATCATCAGTAAACGTATAAAAGCCTTGCGAAACAATACCACCTCCAAGAAAATCAAAGTTAGCTAGACCTGAGTTTGCATTTGCTCCAACATCTGCAACATTATCAAAAAATTGCGTACCATCTAAAACTAAACCATTAAATTCATTACTAAATACAGTTCTTACTTTTGTGCCATTGAAAGGTGGACTTGTTTGATCCTCTCTTTTAGTCACAACTACTTGATTTGGTTGGGGATCTGGTTTTGTTACAATAATTTTTGCTGCATTTGCTGATCTGCGACCACCATCATCAATGAACTTGATACTATAAGTTCCTGTCAACGCAGGCACAAGTGTCTCACTAATGTTTCCAGAAAGTTGAGGGATTATTTCTGTTGAGTTTGCAAAATTTGCATTCGTTGATGTATCGCTTGTATGCCTTACTGAAATTGTACCTCCATGGGTTACATCTACAGATGTAGATGGATTAAAGCGTAATCTTATAAAACTATCTGATACAGGTTCAGCTGTTAATCCTGTTGGATCTTCTGGGAGTGCAGTTTTACCAACAGCTTGAAAAGAATCAATAGTTGAAGTTGATGAACTTAATTTTCCTAAAGAATTTACAGATTTAACAGCAAAAGTATAAGTCCCTAATCTAGATTCAAATAATTCAAAACTTGGTCTTGCAACTCTTATTCTTTCTGGATTATCGTTTTCATATTGGAACTCAACTAAATATTCCTTAACACCTTGTACTGGCTGCCATGTAACAAATATTTTTGAAACGGCTCTATTGTTGAGAACAACAATTTGTTCAACCGCTACAAGGTTTGATGGTGATTCTTTTTCCTCTAGTAAAGTCGTGATTACTCTTGGATTAGCTGCAACAGTTGTATCTTCTACCTGTGCATATTTATTTGTGTCATGTATTATTGCAGTTATTGAATATTCAGAATCATTTACCTCTTCAATAGAAATAACTTTAAAAATTTGTAGCTGTGTTATAGAACTTTCTATGGCATAAACACTATTTGCTTGAGGAACTGCTGAAAAAGCAGAAGAAACAGTAATTGTTGTGCCATCAATATTATCTATCACCTTGCTTTCAGTCGTTCCGTCAGGCAAAACAACACTTAAAGTTGCACCAGTGTCATGTGATAAATCATTTCCATCAATTGTTCTAGCATCAACGACAATCTGTGTAGTTGATACACCATTTTTAATACGACCTCCCTTTCTTACACCAGCTTTTAAAGTGTCAGCTATTGCAATTATCATTGACGGTCTAACAATTACACCAGCTTCTAAAGTTGTTGTAAAAGTAACAATCTCACTTTCTTTGAGATTTGAATACAAAAACCATCTTCCCTTTCTATTTGCTTGACCTCTTGATGTACAAGCAAAAGCTTTTATAGTTTTTCTTACTCTTCCAAATTTTGAAACTGAATCAGATAATGCTGTTATTTGATCTGTTGTTACTAGTTCATAGTCTATAGTTTGAGTTTCATTATCAAAATATCCGACCTCTACTTCTGTATATTTTGTTTTTTGCCCAGCACCTTGATACGAGAAACCTTCCTCTGTAACATTTGAGTTGTTAAAAACATACTGAGGATCAGAGGTATTACTTGAAAGATTTGTTGGTCTATCTTGAGATATTTTTAAAGAACCTTCACTATAAAACGGTACAGCATTCATTACTGCACAAATATCATTTATTAAAGTAAAAGCATCCTGTCTTTGTTGAATTATTGTATTAAAAGAAAATCTTGGTTCAGTAGTGCCTGTAATTGGATCTGTTATTAGTTGACTCGAATAAACACTTGCAGAATAAAAACTAAAAACATCAAGAGTGTCCTCTTGTACAATTCCATCATCTCCACCAAAACCTTTATCAGTAGTCAAAATATCATATAAAATCCAAGCAGGATCTGAACACCATTCTTTATCTGTTTTAAATGTTCCATTAAATGTATAGCCATCTGGATAAATAACCCGACCATTAGTGCTGTCAACAGTTGTTCCATGAGGTACTTTTATTTTTGTACCTTTTAACCGATACATGCGTTTTGGATAGGATTGAAATTGTTGCGCGTTAAATCTTATTGCAGCGTAAGCAAATCCCTGATATGCACTTGTATCTGTATTAATTTCAGTTAGTGATAACCATCTGGTTAAATTCTGCAGTTTTGCATCTGTGCCATCTTCGGTATTTCTTATAACAGTTACATTTATCGGAAAACTCATAGTTCTTTCAAAAACTATTTCATAATCCTTCACAAAAGGACTTGTTGCCTTTCCATTAATTACATCTTCAACAACTGGATTTGTTACTGTTCCATCATTCTCTGTTATTCGTATTGATATTTTTACTTCAGCACCAATAATATCTCCATCATCTTTAAATTCTTGTAATGCTGGAATTTGTATAGTGACTCGTATTTTATCAACTGCAGTACTTGAAATTGACCTTGTAACTGAGGAAGCATTTGTAACTTCTACACCAACAGGTACAGTATTTTCAATTGCATTAATTTGTTGCAATGCAGTTTGATTGTCCGCGCCATTTTTAAAAAAAACTTCTACATCAGAAAAATTTTCTACACCATTTGCATCTAGCAATGGTGTACCGTCAAGAAAAACATTTTTACGAAAAGTATTACTTCCAGAACCACCAACATCTATTATCGAATCAATTTCTCCATATCCAAAAAGATCCAGAACTGTTGCAAATTGCTTTGATCTTAGACCACCATCTATAAGGTCAGGATCAACAACCTTTCTATCTGTACCAAATAATTGATCGTCTACTAATCTAGGCATCAGCTTACCGTTTTAACTACTTGTGCTGAATCTGTTCCTGAACTAATTACAATGGAACCACAAAAAACAGAACCATAAATTATAGGGACAGGTACACCACTTGAACTAACATTTTGAATCCCTGAAAAAGTATATGAGCCTCTTATACTAGGATCATTTTGACTTACCTCTGATAATTGTGGCAGTTGTGGAGACGGTGCAATCATTTCAGTAATACCACCTATTAACATGCTAGTTCCAACTGCTGTTAATGTTGTAGTTAAAGCAGTTGCTAAAAATGTTGATCCTAAAACGGCTGCTGGTATTGCAGCACTCGCACCCAAAGCTGCAACACCTATAACAATAGGAACAGAACCTGTAGCTACAGGAATAATTTGTATGTCTCCTTGTCCAGATATTGTAAGAGCATCTTCCGTAATTACTCTACCATTCATTTTTACTTTATAAATTTGGTCATTCATGTGTTTTTGTAGTCCTTCAAAATTTGCTACTAAAAAACATATTGCTTGTTGTGGAGATTTGACAGCAGCTTCAAAATAAGATTTACCTAAAAACCTTCTAAGTTTTCCATATACTTTGATTTTTTTAAGCTGCATATCTATAAACACCTTTAAGCGATTGTTGGTATTTTAAATCAAAAAGCTCCCTACAACTTAGAGATTTTATATTATGATTTAATATCATCATATCTCCAATGTAAACAGCCACATGATCTAAATTGCCTGTTATTGATTGAAAAAGCAAAACATCACCAATCTGTATATCGTCATTTGAAGGTAATTTTTTAAACCCTGTCAAGGGTAAACCTTTTTCAAATAAGGGATCATTTATAAAATCTTTTATTCGTTTTGGTCGTTTCCACTCTTTTAATTTTATGTTTTTTGTTTCTAAATACCAATCAGAAATTATACTCCAACAATCATATTTACCCCACATAAATTTTCTGCCAATAAGAGAAGGAGTTTTCCAGCCACACGGTTCAAGTTTATCCCAATGGTCATGCTCAATACTGTAAATATAATATGGAAATCCCAAATGTTCACAAGCTGCTCTGTCTGTATCTGATGGAGTAGCTGCTCCTTTTGGGTGACTATGTATTACACCGATTATTTCTCCCGTATCTTCACATTCAGCCCAATCATCAGGATCAATAATAAAAAATTCATGCTTTCCAACAGCTAAATTTTTACAAGGCCAAAAAGTTTCTTTCCCTTTAATTATAGCTAATAAACCACACGCTTCATTAGGACATTCTTTTTTTGCATATTCACAAAATAAATTTTTCCAAGTCATTTCAAGCATTAACAAAGGTTCCTACACCAGCAAAATCGGCTCTTGTAACTAATTTTTTTGGAGCTACAACTCCGAATAAATCAAAAGATCCTACAAGTTCAAATTGTACAACCTGTCTATTTTCTACTGTTTTTCTTTCAATAAAATATGTTTCCCTTGGCATCTCTGCTGTTGGATCAACTGAACCAACTTTGAAAGGGTTTATATTTGATGGAAAATTTGATTCATCAAGAAATCTAGCTAAAGTTCTTCTTCTAACTACTTTTGCACCTGATAAATCAGATAATGGGGTGATTAAATTTGTTGTTTGAAGAATTGTTGTAATAGTTCCCAACAAATTTGAAAGTGTTAAAGTAGGCCTTGGCAACTTTCCCTTCCCTGTATATTTAAAACCATCTGCTTTTACAGGCATTCTTGAATATGTGTTTGATTGCCAAATAATGTCTGTACTGTTTTTCATATTATTGCCAGCATGAAATAAATAAACAATAGGATTTGATAAATTTGAATTTACGTTAAAAGAAACATTCCCACTTGTGGACTGTGATGTAGTACCTGTAACTGTAAAAGTATTTGTGGTAACTGTTTGGATAGTGTAAATACCATCAATCCCATTTCCAGAAGTAAAATCAAGACTTAAAATAAGACCAGTAGAAAATCCGTGTGCAGTTAGTGTGATAGTAATCGTTGTCCCTGACTGACTATATGTGGCTGTTTTTGCAGATTTTGTGTAATGCACATCAGCTTTTAATTCGACAGAATATAACTCAATAATTGATTTATTTGTAAGTTGTTGTAATTCTGGAACAGGATTTGCCATTTATGGTTCAAATACCTCTCTAAAACTACAAGTAATTATTGCTCTATTATTGTAAGGAATTGTTTTTGTCCAAGAATCGCACACAAATTGCCCTGCTCCTGATCTAGTAACAGAAACATTACCACTATTTGTAGCACTTGCCGCAGCTGTAACTGTAAAGTTATCACGATCAACTTCAGAGGCTACTGCAAAAGTACCATCTGTTGCTGAACCAGTTGTATAATCAATTGTCAAAATATCTCCTATACCAAAACCATGTGAACTAATGGTTATTGTTACAGTAGTCCCACTTTGCGAATATGTCCCTGTTTTTGTTCCACCTTCTGCTGGTGGTGTAAATGTAAAACTAGCTTGATCATTGACTCTACCTCTTAAAAACCCTTCTATGACATCTGCTTCCGTTTCAGACACGTTAAAAGTTAAATCATAAACTTTCGGGTCTTGAGTTAACGGAAGACCATATAAAGCTCTAAATTCATATCCATCACCAAGAGAGGTAACCCTTACTTTTGGCTTGCTTGTTTTTCTCATTCCGTAGGTCGGAGAGATACTTGGAAAAGTTGCCATTACCTATTTAATAAACCCCCTGCCCTTTGTTCATCAATTATAGTTGCTTGCACAACACTGGCAATTAAACCTCCAAGCTGATCCGCGTCAGACCCACTTCCTTGAACAGAAGTTCCAGAGGCATCAACATTTACAGTAATCATATTATTTGTTGTATTACCACCGCCTAATGCATTGTTTGGAATAATTGTCCCAGCAGAGCGAGGCACAAATAATTCTGGACCTTTTTCTCCAACAATTGAAGCTCTACCAACTGGTGGTCTACCTCCATTTGCAAATCCAAGAGTAGGACTTAAATCACTTCTAAATTTAAAAGCATTAGGTCCACCTAAAAATGGATTACTTTTTTTACCTCCACCAAATATTCCACTTAAAGCATTTCCAAAGAAATTACCAATTCCAGAAACCGCACGCTGCATTGCAACTTCAACAAGTTTTCTTTTTAAATTATTTAAAACACCTGTTGCAGCTTCAGCTAAAGTTTTAGTTCCCATAACAGCATCAGTAAGCCCAGAAACAATACCATCTTCAATTCCTTGAC